CCTTGTAATTTGAAAGCTCATCCTTAAACATTGCAGGAGTAACTTCATCACCCCACCATGACTCATCTGCAATTGCACCGTTTAGTACAAGGACGTTTTCCAACACTTCTTCCTCTTCTTCGGTTTCTGCTTTGTTTTTTATTGTTTTAAATTTCCAAAACTTATTCATTTAACTTTTCACCTTCTTCTTTTATTTCTTCACCTTGCCCGGATGCCCACGAACCGGCGTGAGCCAAGTCAACAAAGTTTCCGTTGCATAAATACCGGTCACCACCCATACCTTTAGGGAGTTTATTCATATCCTCCATCTCACGGATTTCATCAACATTCATCCATCCGTTCTGACGGGCTATTGCATAGCCGTTCATACGGCTTGTGAAGTCACCTCTGAGCATTCCGTTTACATTGAATTTTGCAAAGAACACACCCTTCTCATCTTGAAGTAACAGCTTCTGACAAATGCTCTGTTCAATTCTTATCAGCCACGGACGGATGGTGTTTACAATAAAGTCCAGGCTCTGCTGTTCTATATTTGAAAAGGATGACTTCTCAAGGTCAGCCACCATATGCGGAGGAACTCTGAAAATTCTGCATATTTCGTTTATCTGAAACTTCCTTGTTTCCAAGAACTGTGCATCGTTTGGTGGTATTGATATTGGTTTGAAGGTCAACCCTTCTTCCAAAACCGCAACACGGTGTGAGTTACTTGAACCGCCATATACTTCATTCCAGCTTTCACGTATTTTCTTTGGGTCCTTCAACACTCCCGGATGCTCTAACACACCGCTTGGATTTGCAGAGTTTGCAAAGAACCTGCTACCGTATTCTTCTGCAGCAATTGAAAGCCCTATTGCATTCTTTGTCATTGCAATAGGTGAATATCCAATGAGTCCATCATACCCAATTCCCGGAATATGCAGAACCTCTGATGCTTTCAATCTGTAAATCTGACCTTTGGTATCCATATATGTATAGAATATTTCATTGGTTATATCAGACCTCTCGACAGTCATCCTGTCAGGCAGCAGAGGATACAAAGACATTATTTCACCCTTACCGTTTCTGATAATCTGTGCATATGCATTTCCCCATAACAAAAGATGACTGACAATTGTTTCTCTGAAAACAAAAGCAGTCATCTCATGGTTTGGTTCGTCATGGAGTATCCGATAAAGCGGATGGGTATAGTCCTTTTCTTTACCCTCTTCTGTATATCTATAAAAATGCAGAGGCAGACTTGCAATGGTTTCTGCTATGATTCGGACACAGGCATATACAGCAGTCTGCTGCAGAGCAGTTCGCTCGGTCACAGACTTTCCTGCCCAGGAGCGTCCCAAGTGAAACCACCCGGTTCCTACAGCCACATTCTTTGGTTTATCACGGGATTTAAAAAATGATTTAAATATGTTCATAATTCTTTCCTTTCTCTTTTATAACACAAAAATACCTCTTTCATCATAAACAGAAGAGGTATTTTGGTTCATGTTCCTGATAGCTCTGTCCAAAGCCATGACCGTTGCAACAGCTCCGTCAATTCTCTCTGTTGAGCGTTTCTTTGACGGCTTTATGTTTTCTGCAGCATCGGTTTCAACACACACATTATCAAAGTTCCATCTTAAAACCGGATGCATATTATGTATTATTTTATTTTTCAAAACAAGGGTGAACAGCTCCTTTGTAGGTGGTGACATATCTTTAAAGCCTTGTCCGAATGGAATCATGGTCAGTCCTTCGTCCATAAGGTTTAATATAATCTGTGTTGCATTGTAGCGGTCATATGCTATTTCTTTTATTATAAATTCGCTTGCAATTTTCTTTATATCTTCTTCTATCCATCTGTAGTCAACCACATTTCCGGGAGTGGTTCGGATATGTCCCTGTGTCTCCCATACATCATACGGAACATGGTCACGGTTTACTCTCTTTTTAAGGTTGTCCTCCGGTATCCAAAAATACGGAAGGATTATGTATTTCTCATTATCATTTCTTGGTGGGAACACAAGCACAAAAGCCGTAAGGTCAAGTGTGGTTGAAAGGTCAAGTCCGCCATAGCATTCTCTACCTCTCAATAGCCTGATATCAATTATCTCATCACAATCATCCCACTTCTCCATCGGCATCCAACGTGTACTTTGTTTTACCCATTGGTTAAGTCTTAACTGCCTGAACAGGTTTTCTTCTGCAGGATTCTCCATTGCTCTTAGGCAAGCAGTTCTCACCTTTTCTATATCAATGGTGTGTCCGAGTGACGGGTTTGCCTTATACCAGTTTTCTTCCTTTGTCCAGTCCTCTGTATCAGGCAGTCCATAAATTACGGGATAGAATGTGGGGTCAATTTTTCTGCCTTCCAAAATATCCACAGCCTTTTGATGTTGTTCAAAGCATATTGATTCTCTATCCGTTCCGGCAGTTGTTATGAGAAAAAACAAAGGCTGTGTTCTGGCATCACCCGAACCCATAGTCATAACATCAAAAAGGTCACGGTTCGGCTGGGCATGAAGTTCATCGAATATAACACCGTGAACATTCAGACCGTGTTTGGTAAATGCTTCTGATGAGAGCACCTGATAAAAGCTGTTTGTCGGTTTATATACAAGTCTTTTAACAGACATTATAGGTTTTATTCTTTTTTTAAGTGCCGGGCTTTGCTCCACCATTTCAACTGCAACATCAAAAACGATTGATGCCTGTTGACGGTCAGATGCACAGCCGTAAACTTCAGCACCCCATTCCATATCTGCACAGGTAAGATAGAGTGCTACACCTGCGGCAAGCTCTGACTTCCCGTTCTTCTTGCTTATTTCGACATAAGCTGTGTTATATTGACGGTATCCGTTATCTTTTACTGTTCCGAAGATATCGGATACGACTTTATCCTGCCACGGCAGTAAATCAAAGGGTACACCCTTCCATTTACCCTTAGTATGTTTTAGAGAATTAAAGAAATTTACAGCTCTTTTTGCTTTATTTTCATCATACATTAAGGCTTATCTCCTCCCAAACTCAACAAGTTTTCCATCATATCATCACCCGAATCACCACCATTTTCAGCAGAAATTCCACTTCTTGATGAAGGAGAAAGACCAAATTCCTGACAATAGCTTTTCATAATAGAGAGATATTTTTGAGCAATTGCAACCTGTGGGACCTGTTGCCAACTTCCGGACGGTGTCTTTACAATGGCACCATGTTTTGAAATAAACTCTTCAGCCTCTTTCCACCGGGCATAGGCTTGGCAATATCCTGCAAATGCCGCCATATCAAGTTCAGTCAAAACACCGAGCTGTTCCATTTGTTTTGAAAGACGTCTCCATTCCTTCTTTGCCTCATCTTCAAGCCACTTAGGGCAAGACGGAGCCTTTTTAGCGGGCCTTGGTTCTTTCCCATTCAGTTCACGCTTGCCGGGGTTTCCTTCAAGCTCTTTTATTGCTGTAGGTTTTGCTTTTCTTCCCTGTGCCATCTGTAACACCTCCTCTCAAATGGCATTAAAAAAAGACCCTTCGGTCTTACTGTAACGACAAACAGAGCCTATGCTCTGCCTGTTCTGTTTAATATCTTTATATTCTTTCAATAACACAGGTCATTCCATCAACCTGAACTATTTGAAAGTCAATCCCTCTCCATTGGAGTTCGTATATTTCCACACCTGTGTATTCGTTGCTTTTTGAAACATGCTTATTGATTTTTCCATGTGAAATCATCCACGATACTATGTTTTCCATTAGCCTTGTTCTACCCATCATAACCCCTCCTAAAACTCATCAATGTTGTCAAAGCACCATTTGATTGCTTCACCGCTTGTTTTAAAAGGTTCTGAAGCTTTGTCAATTAAAGCTATCCGGCACTCGATTTCAGAAAATTCAGAATCGGGTTCGTCAACACACTCATAAACCGTAGCTTCGTAGGTTCCTTTGTAGTTAAGAGTTGCCACACACACTTTGTCTTTATACCGTACAATTGCATCGTAGCTTGGTGAAATATTAAGGGCGAGTTTTTCAATGGTTGTAAATTCTGTCATTTTCGTATCCCCCTTATATGCTCATCATTCTGATTGCAGGTACAACTGCTCTCTTGTTTGTCTGCCAATCAAGGTACTTTGCATTTACCTCTGTAAGCCCTGCCATTTGAAAGCCGTGTTTTTGGAATTCTGCCAAGGTCCCAATCAAGCTTGAAAATGTGCTTGAGATTGTGAATTCTACAATGTTGTTTTCTTTAAGGCATTTTGCAATCGCCTCAATGTCCTCTTCCCAAATGCACTCTGAAAAGTTTATCTTGTCGTTTTCTGCCTCAATGCTCTCTCTGTATGCCCAGAAGAGTGTGGGGTTTATACCCTCGGCTCTTAAGTCCTTAACCTTATTCTCGATTGCCTGTTCAAAAGTTTCAATTTTTTTCATTTTAAAATCCTCCGTTTTCTTGGGGTTTCCCCCTTTTGGTAGTACACATATTACCATACAACAGGGTACTTATCAAGTTAATTTCAAAAGTATACTACACAATGTTTTGCGGTGGATTTTGTGTATATTTTAAGCAA